AACGACCAACACGAGGCCCCGACTGTTAGGTCGAGGCAACCACCGGAGTTACCGGATTTGGTGAAGGATCTCGCGATCCCTCATACTCGGCGTCAAGCCAATTCCCTGAGGAAAAGGCCAGGCAAACGAGGTACGGTGAATTCGGTATTCCCAAGCAACCGCTTTTTGTCGAGCGGTCGAATGCGTACGCCCTCACGGACGACGCTTCGGGATGAGGTTGTGACCCCATCCGTAGGGACTTCCCTGCGCCAAGTGGCATTAAGCCAATGATAACACCCTCCTACACCCGTATCGCTACGGGTAGTCTGCTCGTACCACCTAGACATGGGAATGTCTGGGGACACGAGTTGAGACTTGTCTGAGAGGTTATCACCACCCCAAATACATGAAGGGACCATAGCCTTAAGCTCAAACCAGATATCCTCAGCCAAAGGGTTGAGGACCCCGATGTCGAGCAGTCCAGCCCACTTACGAATCTGATTCGATAAGTGCGTGACGTCTTGTAACGTCACGGGATCCGCTTTCACGTAGAAAGGAGTTATATCCAACCCGTTGTAATAGTGACCACCGCAGCTCTCTCGGAAAGGGCCCTCATTAAATGACTTCTCGGTGTTAACCGTGAAGCCGAGGAATCCCAGTACGTGCACCAGATCATGGTACGCGTCCGAAGGAGCTATGATGTCATCACCGTAAACGGATATTGGACCAGAAATGCCGCGGAAATAACAAACCGCGCTGGTGATCACGTAGAACAAGAGCGATTCAAGCTCAAACGTGAACCCGTTTCCCATAGAGGAAAACATTTCATTCCGATGTTCAACACCATCAATAATGGTGACATGACTCCTAACAGAGTCAAGTGCGGTCCACCAGCACACGGGTAGCATCTCGCTAACAAGGACTTCCGACACGGAGTCGGAAGCACTCGAAAGATCGAGTGTGCAAAGGTCCCCTAAAAGGGAACCACGCCGTGCGAACGACCGGTTTATCGACTGGTCGTTCAGGTTTATGCCGACGGAGAGAAGTGATCGACGAATATGATCGCCAATCCCTTTCTGCATGAACACATTGATATCGGGCTCTTTACAAGCCACGCGATCAATGTCGGTTTTCTTTGGCACCGTAAACATCACGTTGCCCCTAACCTGCTCTAACGAGCGATCAGGAGAGCTGGAAACACATAACACCTCATCGACGATGACGTCTTCAAAGATGTCTAGTGCGCGTCCAGTGACGTGTGCTTTTCCGAGGTACTTCTCGCTAGGATGCGAGCGTGTACGGGTCCGACTCGTCGAGGCACCACCAGAGAACGACCCGATAAGGGCGTCCACTGGTACCGTCTCACCGATGATCTCTGCGACCCTGTGTTGACACCATGACAAGAAGCCCGACCATGAGACGCGAGGTAAAATATTATATTCCTCGTCGACCGTTAAAAGTCGGTGGTTAGTTGCTTCGTTTAATGACTCGATGAAGAGCCATTTGTCAATCGCCCTTGCGCGCCTAACGGCGGCAGGTGCAGTGTCAGTACCGACGTACTTACTGAACGCTTCCCTCTTCAGATGCCGCGTCTGCGGCGAGTCCGGAAGGGATGCTATCCAGGTTCGTACGCGGTGCACGATACCCTCGGGAGCTTTGTGGCGTTCCAACGAACGCGACTTGCGCTGGATGGTCATGTGGCTGTCCAATCATGAGAGGCCTCAGGAATGATCCTGAGGCTAAGAAAGCGAGGAAACATGTAACCAAAGCCAAGACTAAGGCTAATGCAATTCGCTCGCCGGAATTCCCTAACATAGCGAGATCTCCAGAGGCGGGTGAACCGCCCTAGGTGTTGCTAGTAGAGACCCTCGAGAGCATCGATGATCTGCTCGCCGAGCGTGGAACCCGTCAACGAATTGACGAGACTGCGCATGTCGAGCCGCTCAGCGGTGGTCGAGGTGTCGTCGAACTGGAACGTGAGGTCCGCATAAGCGGTCCGAACGACCTTGTAGTCCGACGTTCCGCCAGTCGTAACGGCCGAAAGGACGGGCATGACCAGCTTGACGCTGACCTTGTTCCGCCCAGCCGGCGTACGATTGGTTGTGATGACCAGACGGCCATCTCCAGCGGGAACACCATTGTTCTCCGTCAGGGTGTTCGTGCCACTGGCCGAAGGCGACTTCGGCTTGAAGGTGTGCACAACGGCGTTGCCAGCTTTGAGGCTGACGGGTGCGAGTTGGGGCATTTTTGCTCCTTTGATCAGTTGTATAGCTGATCACGAAATACGGATGGCGAGATTGCCAACCGTCTCACTCACCAGCGGAATTGCTAGCGAGCCCCTAGTCACCTAACGGTGACGATCACGTAGCAGTGCGAGAGCACTGAGAACGTGACTCGTAGAGAACGGATTGTCCTTTGCGTAGAATCTCGGAGACGGGAAACTAGGCAGAGGATACCGGCGCACGTACTTGAATTGCTTCCACCAGAAACCGTCGTCCGTTGTCTCTCGAAGACCGGTGTCTAACCGATAATCGAGCGACCGCGAATTATACGACTCCTGGTGTGACATATCATGGAAACGCGTCTGGTACCCATCTACGAGTGTTAGACCATACGTGGCCGTTATGGCCTCCAACACGTTGCCGACTGGAATGAACCAGTCGAGAACGAAGCTGAAAGGAATCACTTCCCACGCAATACTCAAAGGGTTGACTAGACCGAGCTGGTTAAGCTCAGCAAGCCATGGCGTGTCGACACGAGCCGCTATAAACGTCTTCGTGCCGCCTTTTCCGGTGATCCGAGAGGATACCGGGCCATCAGATGAGGAGAACTCATCCTTCCACTTATGAGTAGATTTTCCGTAAAGCAAGAGAGGGCGATTAAGACGCTCGATGGCGATCTTAAACGAATCCTCCATCGTCTGCATGAGCGGACGAATACCATACTGACCCTCTAAGTAACGGGATGAAATCCCGCGACCGCGAAGGTGTCGATAAGCGCCGACCAGGTTTCCCCGGCGGAGCGCACCGACAGTAAGAATGGTAGATCTTGCAAGACCAGCAAGCTGGTTTACGGTCTTCCTCGCCTCAAGGAGATCAACTCCTAGCTGCAGCTTATGCTGTTGCAACTTATTGAGGGCTTTAACCGATGATTCCGCGAAGGCGTCATCGTCAAGCACCTCAAAACGAGGCGGGATGAATGTACCCACAATTGACCTTTGATTGCTCAAATGTCGCTTATGGATCGAACGATTCGTAACGATACCGTTTACAGGATGACGAGAAGTCGTCCTATAGACGTATGGCTTATTAGCCATCAATCGCGTGATCGTACGACGGTAAGGCAACGCATGAATTCGATCCCCTTTAAGGGTTTCGGACTTAACACTCTCCGCGATAACGACACTGCGAGGGACCTCCGAGGTATAATCCCCGGAGGAGTAATCCCAACCAATGTCACTGTCGACGAAGGTGTCATGTGCCTGGGTTACCCCAGCCTCGTTAGAGGGTGCCTGAACGTACATATCGGTCTCCGAAGATTAAAAGTCCGGCAAAGCCGAACTGGCTCTCCGTAGCCAGAACCCGACTCCCCTCAGGGGAGTC